TGCTGAGTATATTCATACCAAGGCTTATCAATGATGAGTTTGTCGGAACAGCGACGACGACAGGCTTGGAGTTTTTTGTGATGACTTGCTGAAATGACAGTCGCATCGGCATTGCTGACAGAACGTCTGGCGACTGCTTAAACTGCCTTGTATTGCCCATCAATTGATTGATGACTATTCCTTTGGATCGTATCGAATAAAAAGACGACCTGTCCTTGCCGACTGTGGAGATGGCGCTGAATGTGGATATGTCCGGGCAATACGCATCGACATTCACAGTAGTCGGCTGGATGATGCGAGCATCGACAATAGTCGTTCCATCCTCTTTCATGTGGCGCATTGGAGTGGACGTAAGCTTGATGTGCACTCTTATCGGAACAACGCCAGGAATGACAGTTGCGCCTGTTTGCTGATTTTTTATCGCAAATGCCTGCCCGCTGGAGGCCAGGCTGGAAATCAAACTTGCGCTCATGACGAAAGAAGTCCGAGTGCAGCACTTGCAATCGTTGCGACAAGCTGTTTGGCGCTTTGCGCGCCTGCGAACGTGCCGAACACAAACGTGAAGGCATTCCCCTTCTTGCGGCCTGTTGCTTGGACAGTATCGGCCAGAGGCCCGGTCATAAGCAGACCGTTCGATAGCAGCACCCTGCCCCCATCCGGGTAGGTGATTACCATCGATACGTAATCAGGGAAAGGCAGAATTTTGACATTGCTTTTTCTTGCCTGAAGCATAATTTTCAGGTTGATGTCATCGCTGCTCCCTGCAATCACCCCTACCGTGATTTTGATTGGCGCAGCCTTGTCAAAGGCAAACATGGAGCCGTCATACAGCATCTCAAAGCCGCTGGATTCAACTTCTTCAGCAACAAGAGGATCGATATCATCCGCAAAGGATTCCATTGAGAATCCGATTGGGAAAGATTGAAGGGCAATAATATTGACCTTCGTTCCGCTGGCGCTGACATCGATCATGTACGCTGCTTACTCGTTGTTGTCGTCGTCACCGGGCGCGTCGTCACCGGGCGCGTCGTCACCGGGCGCGTCGTCACCGGGCGCGTCGTCACCGGGCGCGTCGTCACCGGGCGCGTCGTCACCGGGCGCGTCGTCGTTGCTGTACGGGTTTGCCAGCACGCCAAGTTCCGGTTCGTGTTCAGCGTGCGCTGCTGTTCGGTCTGACACATCAGTGACGTTGGCAAGGACTCCGTGCGAAAATTGCGTCAAATGGATTGGGGCATGGCTCATGAGTTACTCGCTTGAAGAGGGCCGTAAATGGTATTCACCGTGGCCACATAGTTGAAGGAATTTAAAGCTATCGATATTGTGAGTGATTCAATACTTAATACATCCGGGCACGACAAAATCGCATCGGATATGGATTGCCGCGCATCATCCTCACTCGGTTGCGGCGTGAAGATCGTACCGAGATAGTCCACGCCGCTGAGCACATCAAATACATCTTCACCAAGCCGCATTGACACCGCTTCTTGTATGTTCTGCACGCAAGCATCTTCAGCAGTTATGACGATCAAATTCTGACCATCCGGCAAATATAGGTCGTTGTTGCTGTTTGTCTGTAATGTCGCAGTCGCCATTATCCTGATACTCCAGATTCGGTCATTGATTGATATGCAAGGAACTCAGACAAACTGAGGTAGTACAAGTTGCACGACACGCCAAAATTTGTCCAATCAGGATCAGAATCGAAAATGAAGTTGCCATAATTCGGCAAGTACATATACGGGTACTGCAGCAGCGGGATTCCAACGAAGCAACGAACGCCACTAGCAACGGAGACTCCGTTGGCAGAGATATCGGCGCACATGTGCAGCTTACTTTGATACACGTGAATCTGCCAATAAGCGCCATCTGCGTTAAACGAGATGGCCTGATTGGGCACCGTTCCTAGTGGCACCGATAGCATTGATTACGCTGCCGGTGGGCTTGTCTTTGTCACCTGCTCAAAACGGAACTTGTAAGGGCGCGTTTTGAACCGACCTGCAGAAGCAACTTCTGGCATCACCTTACCGCTAACGATTACGCCGCTGCTCATCGTTACTGTTTGCCCGCTGGGGTAGGTGAGGACAATGCGCACGATGTCGCGTGCACCAACCTTGCCTTTTGCGACGCGATTCGCATTCAACAAAACGTCTAGGTTGGTGTCGCCTGGACTTGTCGGAATGGCGTTGAGGGTGATTTCGATGCCCTGCGCCCGAGACCAGACGATCAAGTCGCCGTTCAATGCCATGGCAGTATCGGTAGCATCCAAATCTGGCGAGTCAAGCGGATCGGCGTCATCGGCAAACTCCGTGAAGCTGAATCCGTTCGGGAAAGTGTTTGACGCAGTAATCTGCGCCTGCAGCCCAAAACCTGAGATGTTGATCATTTGCAAAACCCCTATTCGATGAATAATTATACTGTCGAACAGCGCGAAACAAAAGAGTTATCGCGCTGTTCGAGTTTAGATCAGAATGTCACTGCCTTGGACAACGCGCACTGCGTCGTCTTTGGAATAGACCAGTGTGTAGTTGGCTTGCCATTCTGTTCGGCCATCTGGCGTGACGAACGTCGAAAACGTAACAGTCATCCAATACCCGACCGTGCCGACTTGGTGCCAAGCTTGCGGATCGCCAGTTACTTGTCCAATATATTGTTGTTGGACGTTGGACAGCGACTTCCCAGGCGAAATAGTGCCGTTGGTCTTGGCCTTTGTAACGGCATCCTGCAAAACCGACACAATCATTGCGCCGCCAGTCGCGTTGGCGGGCACGCGCCCCACGGCCAGGAACAAGGACAGGAGATTGGTGGCAATCGTCGCCTTCAACCACATCTCGTTGGCATACGTGTTCATGTCCGTTGCTGCGGTCGAACCGCCGCAAAGCACGCCACGCTGATAGAACGCCAGAGGCTGTCCTGCCGATTGCGTCTGTCCGATGTAGTTGCCGCGTGATAAATCAGCGGTGCTGGCCGTTGTGTCATCGCTCACCGTCACATTACGCGCAGCAAACTGATAGTACATGAAATTTTGTGTCGCGTTCGGGTTTGCGTAGTTGGTTGCTGCCAGGATTTCGCAAGGGCTTTGCTCGACATAATCGTTGGCAAGGGTTGTGGAAAGAATGTTCAGCGCGGTTCCAGAGTAGCCCTTGACAAGAGCGTACAAGGCCGCAAGATTGGCCAGCGTCGTGGCCACGCTGTACATGTACATATTGTTCATCGAATCATTCCACGCAGCAATCAGAACGATATCTGCGTTGACCATTGCGACGGCAGGCGTGCAGTACGCAAACGATCCGAAGTTCGTGCTGATCGCGGCGCTTTTCTGTACAGCAACGGCTGCGGTGTCGGCTGCTTGTCCGGCAACGTAGACCGCGCCGCTTGTTCCCCAACCGAGTAACGCGGACACATCGTTTGCGCCTCCTGGGGTGACAGTCAGCGTGCCGTTTCCGGTGGTTGATCCGGTCAATACGAACTGGTTGGTATTCGTATTGAATGTAACCGTGCAAGTCGTCAGCTGGGAGTCGGAAGTGGCCCGCAGTGCGGTCTGCAGTGTCGCAGCAACAGCGGACAAGGTCAAGTCGGTGGTGAAGTTCAACGCAGCAATTGCCACGACCGTCGCACCGTCATTTATTGTCAACGTGCCTGCTGAGACAGCAGCGAGCGATGTCAACGATTTAGTGGTTGCGTCACCAACGATCATCGGCGCAATTGCAGCATTCACCCAGCGCGCAAAGCTGATGAGTTGCGGCGAAGTGATTTGCTTGCTGATGAAAGCGAAGTACGCTGTTGCTCGGAAAAACTCTTCCGACGAAGTGCCGAAGTATGCGCCAACTGCCGTTGGGTTTGCAAACTCCATTACGATGCCAGGAGGGATCAGCGAGTTTTCGGTGATCAGGCGCATGATGAGTTGGCGCTGGGCAACAGCCGCGCCAGCACCTACGCCGGAAACGATTTTGATATAACGACTTTGTGAGATCACGGTTATTGCTCCTGTTGTTAACTTACTTTGCTTGCCACAGTTTTAAACATATGTCCGGTGTCGATTAACGGCTTGTCGAACCCCTTTTTTGCTACGGTTGCATCTGCATTGCCTTGCCATCCGCCATCCCTGATGCTGCCTGCAATATAACCTTCCAATATCAAACCAATTGCCCCAAGGGCTTGGTCTGCAGTGAGATTTTTCTCAAGCATTTTTTTGGCTATATTCGCTTGAATTTTCTTTCTGTCAGCACGGAACTTCAACCATGCACCGCGCATGAACGGTCTGGCTGGGATGACTATGGTTTTCTTGCCGCTCGCTATCGTCGCGCCAAACTCGTTAATTCGTGCGACCTTTGCCACCGGGATTCCTTCTGAATTCCCCTTGGTTGCGCCATACCTGTCCGACTCAAACCACCCGGCCTCGACCTTCTTGCCTTTCATGGCCTTGAGTGCGGCGATGTGCTTATCAATGCCAGCAGAGCGGTTCGGGTTTGCCATGGCTATACCGGGAATGTGCCGGCGTTATTATCGCCTGGCGCTGGTGACGGTTGCCCAACTACCTTCACTGCAGCAGGAACGGACAAGGTAATTGTTCGGTTGTGCTGCAGAACAAGGTCGAAGCTTGGCGATGCCTCAAACCTGTCTTTGTCATCGATTGCGTATGGGTTGCGGATTTCACTCACACGCAGCATGCTGACTTGCGAACTTACGAATGCCGCTAGCGTTATTGAGTTCTGAATGAACAACTTCATATAACCCACAACGTCTGATGCAGTTGGGATTGTCAAGTCTGTTGGGTCTTGTGGCACCAACGCGCTGATCTGGAATGTCGTCTCAACAACTTGGGTTTCGACATGGGCATAGTTGTCTGGCGTCGGCTGATAAGTATCAGTGCGCATCGGATAGCCATACTCGTGATCAAACAACTTCTCAAAGAATATTGTTGGCGCAGTCGGCACACCTTCTTGCGAAGGCTGATTCTTTTGTGCAACCAAATAGCCCCAGCCTGCCGTTGACGACGCGGCTTCAAGCTGAGTAGCAAGGATGGCTATTAGTGCGTTATCTAGCATCAGAATTTCGCCCCAGAAGAAGGCCCGACATCAATAGCAAGAATGCCGACCCAACCATCAGTAAAAAACCAACTGGTCTGACTCTCAAACTGATACAGCCTGCCGTTGAATACAACCCTATCTCCGCTGGTGTCGCGTGCAATGTCAACAACGTCGGCTGCAACGAACATTCGGATATAGTTCTTTTGAAAGTCCAAGCCTAAATTTTGATACGAATTCCTTGAAACCGCTTGCACAGAAGCTTCCAATGGAACGGCAGCAGCATACGCAGGAACCCATTGCCGCGCCGCGTTCTGCGTTCTTGCAGAGAATGCGTAATACTGAACCGTCGTCGGACGGATCAAACGCATAGCGCGCAAAAACAGGTTGCTTCCTGGAGTCATCAGAAAAACACTCCACCGGCCTTGCGGAAGCTTGTACGCTCACTAAGTCCGCCAACGCTGAGTCCGCCAACTGCCATCACACTCAACAGAGCCAGCAGCATCTGCCCGTATGGCGTCGAATACAACCAGTAATCCCATCCATCCTTGACAGGCGGCGCAAGCTTCTGGACACTTATTTCGCCTATCGATGCGGACGTTTCAAAGCCTCCTTGATTTGACTCAGGAGCGGCAGTTGCGGCCTGCTTTCCAAGCACCAAGAGATGGGCGGTCATTTGATTCAGCGCAAGCGCTAGCTGCGCACCCTGAAGGGCATCGAAAGGACATCCTTCGGTGGTGATGAATAATTGGGCCATGGCAAAATATCCGCCAATCAAAATCGCAGGATATGCCGTTGTGTCTGTGAACTCAGGAAACTGAGTACGGAACAGAGCATCATCGTAAGTTGCCATGGCTGCTTTCTAAGTTACATGCGAAACTGAACGTCAGCATCGATGGCATCTTTCGAGATTTTCACCTTTGTGTGCTGGCCGACTGTTGCAGGCGTAAGCTGGGCAAAACCGTCGCGCTTTTCCATCGTCGCAACTTGCTTCTGCACTTCACGGTGATTTCCGGTGATGTCCTTGTTGATGACTTTGATAAGACCTTTTTCGATGTGCCCTTTGAACAGTGGGTGCTCTTTGAGCGTCTCATACCGTTCATCCGACAGTGGCGTGATGACGCCGTCAGGAGTCCACATCGGAACGCCATCGACATCTTTACTTGTCTCGCCAAAGCCACTGGTGATGCTCGGAAGTCCCGCGCCGCCCTTGATCAATACGCTGTCACGCATCACAGGCAAATCGCCGGTTTTCGTATAGAAAGCGTATCGAATGGAATTCGTCATAGTTGATAGAACATAAATCATGATATGTAGTCCTTGTAATTACGTGATCGTCAGCCCCTACAGCTTGGATCATCGGTGTTAAAAAGGCGCGACACATTTAACTTGCCGCGCCTTTGATCTTTCCTTCTGCTACAACCAGCCTTGGTTAGATACCGTAATACCGAACAACAGCCCAAGGACGTTTGCACAGTGCGCCTGCCGTGGCATTTGCGTAGTCTTCCACGTATGACTTGGCGCGGTTTTCGACGCCCAACGTCAGGAACTTGGTTTGCACCAACTGGGCAAATGTTTCGCCGTCGTCGGTGGAGCCGTCGATGCTGTTGTCGATCGATTCGGCAAACAGGTAGAAGCAATCGGCGTTGCCGGTGCCTGCCGCAGTCAACTCAGGAGCCGAAGTGACGCGGATTTTCGGATAGGTCTGCTTGATCCAATCGCGCACCGAGAT